GGGGGAGACAAAGTTGAGTGCTTGCACTTAACTTTTTGCAAACCAAAAGGTGAGGAGTATCTACATGAGATACCGGCAGCGTTTTATTGTCCGACCAAGTATTGTAATCGGACGATCTTACTATCGGGTCGATAGCGATCCATGGTACACTGGAACTGTGTATCATGCTAGCGACCAGAATGCCGGCGCCGAGTCTCGTTTTGAGTATTCGTGGGATGAACTCCACGGACGCCCCCCCTATCGTACTGGGGGTCCACTAAATTTGTGGAAATACGAGAATACGGCATGGAACTTTCCTTCGAGTGTTGAATTGATCTCTCGAAAGTATGGTGCCATGACGTACAAGTATGTAGGAACGTTTGTTCCTACATGGTCCCCCTCTGAGGCGAGTTTTCCAATGACCTACTATAAAACAGCAGGTTCAAAGGCTAACCCGTTTACCCCGGAAGGGAATCATACTTGGGGCGATGTCTCAAGTAGAGGAGCCACGGCCTGGAAGAAGTTTCGACCAGGCAAGCCTACGGCAGACGCTGGTGTATTTCTCGGTGAAATTCGAGAAGTACCGCGAATGCTACAGACTACAGCTCGTGGTTTTAGAGACCTTTGGGTCTCTAAATTCGGTAGGTTGCCTCGATCTTTAGAAACGAAGCGACTTGCCGATCACTGGCTGAACACCCAGTTTGGGTGGCGTCCTTTTCTATCTGACCTGCGTAATTTTTACAAAACGTATCGTGATACTGATAAGAGCATTGCTCAAATCAGACGCGATAATGGTCAGTGGATTAGACGCGGTGGCTCTGTTTTCAGTGATGAGGATAAAAGCTATGTTACGGGTTCTTCTACAAGTCATTGTAGTTACCCGTCTCTAGTTGATCCTCATTACACTGATCCCTCAAAGAAGGGCTCATACTCTGTTGTGAAGACTACAACGCAACGAGTATGGTTCGAAGCTTCTTTTCGTTATTGGATTCCGAATATTGATTCGGTTCAATGGGAAAAGAAAGCTATAGCTCAATTATATGGGCTAAATCCGAACCCAGCACTTCTTTGGGAGCTTACTCCTTGGTCGTGGCTAGTAGACTGGTGCTCTAATGTTGGTGATGTTTTTACTAACTTAGATACCGGTCTAGCGCAAAACCTAGCCGCGAAGTATGCCTATGTGATGGGAGACACCACCTGCAGGTTCGACGTTACGTCAAAACCTAACTGGATTGGTCATACTCCTACACATGTCTGGTCTTTCTGGTTAAATCGAAAGACTAGACAACAGGCAAATCCTTTTGGTTTCAGTCTGACGTGGGACATGTTGTCTACACGTCAATGGTCGATTCTTGGTGCTTTGGGTATCACCCGTTTACACTAAGAATCCATTGCCTTTAGGATCGACTCGATAGCTATTATGCTTCGCAACCATAATAGTGTTGATCCTTACTAACTGCGAAAATTGTTAGGAAGGTACTACCATGGCATTCGCCGATCCACAATCAATCACCGTCAACTCAGTCGCCAAGTCTATGGACCGTGTAAAGTCCGAAGGCTACCGCTCTGAGTATGCAATGGCCGACGAGACCTTCAAGATGACTATCAGTCATCAACTTTCGAAGGGTCGGACCAGACGCATGGTTCGGGTTGACCAACGTGTGGTCGCCGTGAACCCCTTGGACTCCGTTTCGGAGTACAAGACTCTAGGCGTGTATCTCGTTATCGATGAGCCGGAATACGGTTTCACCGACACCGAGATTGACTACGTTGTCCAGGCTCTGAAAACCTGGGCTTCTACCGCAAACGTGTTGAAGGTACTGGGTAACCAGTCCTAAACACTGTAGGGTTTTGCTCCCTACTGCCGTAGAAGTTGGTGTTGGATGAGGTATTAGTTTTTATTTACTAATATCTCATTCAACACTTTCGGTCATTGATTGCTGGATTTAATAAAATCCAGAAGGCGTCTTCCATGGCTGGATACTGACCTCTCAGTAGGGAGGAAGTATGAAAAGCCACGTAAGAGACCTAACTGACATTGCTGTCTGCATCTATAAAGATGCCACAGCAAAGTGTGCAGCTACTCAACTTGAACACCGAGATATCGTTACTTTGATATCTCGGGCTGAACACGAGGGTTTATCATTCTTTACGATAACCCTGCCTTCTTTAGGTGAAGACTTCGAAAGAAGTCTATCCTTAGGAAGGATTGACTCTACATATTTTCGTTCTTTTCGAAAATATGGGAAGATCCCCGCATTTCTGCGAGGTTTCTTCAGTCATGTGTTCAGTAAAGTTACAGGAGGGATTCTACTTGAGCCAGATATTACGGCCATTGAAGCGATTAGGCAAATTGCCTATTCCTTCAAGAAACTTGAGGTCGAATGTGACCCTAGAAGGGTCGCTGAACGACTCCAAGGATTCAAGCAGAGTGAGCATGAACTTCAACAGCCCATTGCTCAAAATGACGTTGACACTTTCGTTAACGTCAGCCGCGTGCTCTGGCATACTCTTGATCCTGCTCGAAATTTGCAGGGCCAATGGTTTTTGCCAAAACATGGGCCTGGAGCAACTGCTGAAAAACTTAGCGGAAACGCTAAGTTCAAACTCAGCAGGTGGCATGATAGACTCGAGCCTTACTTTCCTCTACTTCATAATGTATTTTCGTCAGAAAATGCATATGATAGTGAGGAGTTCGAGAAAGTGTCTATCATACCTGAGAACGAGGAGCAACCTGTAAGGGTTGTTACTGTTCCCAAAACGTTGAAGGGACCCCGTATCATAGCGATTGAACCTGTTTGTATGCAATATACACAACAGGCGATTTCTCAAGCTCTTGTTAAAGAACTTGAGACATACGTTTATACTAAAGGTCATGTAAATTTTACAGATCAAAGTATAAATCAACGTATGGCTATGATTGCTTCTAACAAGCAGAATTATGCTACTTTAGATCTTTCTGCTGCCAGTGATAGAGTACCAAACTCTCTCATTGGTTACATGTTTGAACAGAACCCTGATCTTCAGGGAGCCATTCAAGCATGTAGGTCGAAGCAAGCGCAAATGCCTGATGGTGAAATTATTCACCTTCAGAAATTTGCATCTATGGGAAGTGCTCTGTGCTTTCCAGTAGAGTCGATGTATTTCTATACTATATGTATAGCGGCTCTATTGGAAAAGCGCAATCTTCCTGTTACGTCTCTAAATGTTTTTAAAGTATCTAGAGACGTATTCGTGTATGGGGATGATATACTTGTCCCCACACATGATGCTGCTGCTGTTATCGATGGCCTGCAAAAATACTATTGCAAGGTCAACATCTCCAAGAGTTTCTGGACCGGGAGGTTCAGGGAATCTTGTGGGATGGATGCGTATGATGGACAAGAGGTTACTCCTACTTATGTCCGTCATCCGCGTCCGCATAACAGGCGGGAGGCCGGAGCGTTAATTAGTTGGGTTAAGACCAGTAATCTCTTTTACAAAAAGGGCTACTGGCTAACCTCCTCTGCCATGATCTCCGTGGTGGAGACCATCTTGGGCACACTGCCCATAGTTGGTCCTAAATGCTCTGGTCTTGGCAAGGTTTCCTTTCAGAACCTTGTTTCATCCAAGAGATGGAATAAGGAGTACCAAGTCATGGAAGTAAGGACTTGGTGCCCTGTTCCAGTGTATCGTAAAGATACATTGGAGGGTTACCATGCTTTGACGAAATGTCTTACTTCTTTGGAACGTAGAGTTTCTGACTGTACGTCCTCAGAAGAAGATCATTTGTCAAGAACCGCACGGCACGGCGCCGTCACACTGAAACGCCGTTGGATCAGACCTTACTAAGCGTCTGAGAGGGGACCCGCGCAAGCGGGTCCCCGGGTGGAGCTCTGTTGCTGCCCTGACGGG